GTTTGTAACTAAGTTCTTAGATAATAAAGAATTTAATGGAACACACTTATTATTTATTGATGCTGATATAGGATTTACATTACAGAATCTTTTAAGAGTTATAGAATTTAATAAAGAAGTTGTTACTTGCACCTATCCTGTAAAAGGATTTTACTGGCAGCAATTATTAGATCGTATCAAGAAGAATAATAATATAGATGAACAGACAATGCGTGATTATCTATTGCAGTTTAATGTTAATCTATATCCTAATACAGAATTTAAAAATGGATTTGCTCGTGTTAAAGAATCAGCTACAGGTTTTATGTTAATTAAACGTGAGGTGTTTACTACAATCATGGATAAGAATCCTCAGCTTAAATACAAACCAGATCTAAGAACAGGAATAGAAAACTCCCAGAATGCGTTTGATTTTTTTCCTGTCGGAATTTATAAAGAAAAAGATGGAGTTAACAGATTCTTATCTGAAGACTATTACTTCTGTAGATTATGGGAAGAATGCGGTGGCGAAATCTGGACAGATCTTTCTACACCAATTACACACTTGGGTTCTACGGAATATCATGGTATGTTCATGACTCAACTAAACAAGAAATAATATGATTACACTTATTATTGGTTTACTAGCTGGAGGTTTCATTGGTTACGCTTATAAAGATGAAATCAGTAAAGCTATTGAATCTATCAGATCTCATTTAAAATAGACTTGAAATTTGTTGCACTGCAACATATATAGTTTCCATTAACCAATGGAGAATATAATGTTAAACTATACTGATATTAAAAACTACTGGACTAAGTTCTATGCAGATGCTTTTGAAGATGCAAAATCATTCTGGAAGAACTACGCAGATACAGTAGAAAAATTATATAAAAAATAAATAAATAATAGTTATAAAACAATAAGTTATAAAAAATAATTTTATTTACTTATTATTCAATTAACTTTATCTCGCACATGCCAAACCAACTATAGGAGTTTGCATGGCAAAAAAGAAAAAATCTGCTGAGGATATAATCTATGAGATTAAAGATCTCTTAGATGATCTGGAGCTAAAGATCAATCCTGAAGAAGGATATGCATCTGATGATGAAGACGATCTAGATGAGGATGAATTTGATCTAGATGATGAAGACGAAGAAGAGTAAATAAATGCTATATGGGGTGTTTATAGCATCCCATATACACCTATAGATTGACTTTTTCATGCCACTATATATGGTGGCGAAATGAAAACAAAGCACAAGATATCTACAACATCTGTTAGACTATCGGCACATGAGAAGCTATGCGCTGAGAGAATGTCGCAGCTCATTAAAACAATAGATGAGTTACGTGGTGATGTTAAACAACTTCACTCAGATATGAATAAAGGTAAAGGTGTTATTGCTTTCATAATAATAGTCGGTGGTATCATCGGCGCAATAGTTGGCTTGCTTAAATATTTTAGATAATGAAGACAAGTAACAAGGGTGTCTTGAGCGAAGTCATAGCTCATTCACACTTTGCTAAAGATCCGGATCTTTTAATATTCACTCCACTCTGCGGTGTGGGTCCAGTTGATATCGTAACCTATAATATTAAAACAAAAGAATATACTAACTATGATGTTAAGACAGAATCTTTTAGATTATCAGATACAAAGTATGGTAATAAAAATAAAGATCGTATAAACAGAGCGCCAAATAAAAGACAAAAACATTTAAGTGTTAAAATACTTTACGTTGGTAAAGATAATAAGATAACAATAAAATGAAACTATCAGAAAATTTTACATTAGAAGAATTAACTTATTCCAAAACAGCTGAAGATAAAAAGATATCTAATATTCCAAAAGTTGAACATATCAAAAATCTTCAGTTGTTATGCGATCATATCCTGCAGCCAGTTAGAGATAAGTTCCAGACTTCTGTTAAAGTAAGTTCTGGTTATAGATCTCCTGAGCTATGCCTGGCTGTTGGTTCAACTATTAAGTCTCAACATACAGAAGGTAAAGCAGCAGACTTTGAAATAGATGGTATTCCAAATCTTCAATTAGCTAACTGGATTTATAAGAACCTAGACTTTGATCAATTAATACTTGAGTTCTGGAACCCTGCTGAAGATAATTCTGGATGGGTTCATTGTTCTTACAATGGTAGTCAAAATAGAAAACAATATTTGAAAGCAATGCGAATAGATGGTAAGACTGTTTATTCAACAATGGAGATAGAATAATGTTACCTATGTTAAATGCTATAGCGCCGCTTGCTAAGATATTATTTAACACTGTAGATAAAGCAGTTGCAGATAAAGATTTGGCTGCAAAATTAAAAGCAGATTTACAAACTCAAATGTTACAATCGCATACTCAAGAAATGCAAGCTGCATCAAGAATAATTGAGGCAGAAGCTAAAGCTGGCTGGTTCACATCATCTTGGCGTCCCCTGCTTATGTATGTATTAATTACAATTTTAGTTTGGAATTATATATTTAGTCCAATTATATCTGTATTGTTTGGAGTTAAAGCAAGTGTTGATATGCCTTCAGAGGTAACAAATTTATTAACTGTTGGTGTTGGCGGTTATACCATCGGAAGATCAGCAGAGAGTGTTGCAAAGTCTTTAGCTGCTAGACCAGTACAAAGCAAAGATCAAGAAAATGGATAGTCTAAAGTTAAGCGATCAAACACAAGTATCTTTACCTATTAAAAATATAGTAGCTATCGTATCTGCTATCGTTGTTGCTGTCTGGACTTACTTTGGAATAGTTGAAAGACTAAATAGACTTGAGACTAATGAGAAGTTAATGGCGCAGGATCTATTAAAGAAAGCAGAACAAACTCCTAAGAACCAGGAGATGTATATGTTAATTGAGTATCAAGCTAAATCAATAGACAAGCACTCTAAACAATTAGAAGAAAACGTACACACTAAAGTATTAATAGCTCAGTTAGAAAAAAAAGTAGATAAACTAGAAAAAGAACTAGATTCATTAAGAGGTAAATAATGGGTGAAATAGTATTTGCTTTACTAATGTTTCTTAATGGTAAGTTAGAAAATTACTCACCTAAAATTAATCTTGCTGATTGCTTAGAACAAAAACGTAAAGTTGAACGTGATGGTGGTACTGATACTGTAAGAATGGAATGCAAAGAAGTTGAAGCAGTTGTTGAAACTGATAAGCATGGTGTTAAAAGAATAAGAGAAATTAAAGGAATTAAATGAGCAATCAAATTAAAACAGCATTCGCAATGAAGTATGCTAAAAAAATAACTAATAAAGATTACAATGGCAAAAAAAAATCTAGAAAACAAACATATAAGAAAACCGCCTAAGAAAAGAAAAGGTAGGCATACCAAAAGAGTTAATAAGAATAAAACTTATAAACCTTACGTGGGACAAGGTAGAGCATGATTAAGTTATTAAATAAATTTAATACCTGGCTAGGTAATTTCTTATGGAATGTTGAATCAAATAAACGTAAAGTAAGAATAGTTAAATTTAAAAAGGTTATTAAAAAATCAAGCAAGTTTTCAAGATGATTGAATGTATATTTAAAACTATGCATGGTTGCTTATTACTAGATAAATGTAAGTGTTATGAGAAAAGAACATAAGAACCCAAAGGGTGGATTAACAGCTGCAGGTAGAGCTTACTTTAAAAGAACTGAAGGTTCAAACCTTAAAGCTCCTGTAAAGGGTGGTTTAAACCCTCGTAGGATCTCTTTTGCCGCTAGGTTTGGTGGTATGAAGGGTGCGATGAAGGATAGTAAGAATAGACCCACTAGATTGGCTTTAGCGCTAAAAGCATGGGGGTTCAGAAATAAAGAATCTGCTAGAGCTTTCGCTGCTAGAAATAAGAAATCGTGAAAAGAAATAAGAAATTAAGTATATTTCGTTGTGGGTTCTGTTTTATTTGTAATAAAGAATTGTTGTCAAACATGGGTGGTTGGGTTATTAATGCTGAACACAGGCGGTTTTGTCATGCAGGTGATGGTGATTGTTTTGATAGATATCACCAGGATAACCTAAGACGTAGAGCTGCTGAAAATAAAAGAGAAGAAAGATATTATGCCGCTAAATGCTAAAGGTAAAAAGATTATGGCTGCCATGAAAAAGAAATATGGAGCTAAAGCTAAAGAAGTTTTTTACGCATCAGAAAATAAAGGAACTATTTCTGGTGTTAAAAAAAAGAAAGGAACTATACTATAATGGAACGCAAAGGTTTATATTATAATATTAACAAACGTAAAGAAGCCGGAACTTCAAGATCTAAAAAAGATTCTACTATATCTCCTGAAGCATATAAGAATATGAAAGCTGGTTTTCCTAAAAAGAAAAAGAAAACTATTCTATAGTTCGTTACTTATCTCTTCGTAGATATTCCAAATTTCATTATGTGGTTTCCAATAACCTATCTTTAAATTCTTTT